CTCCAGGTAGACCGACTGTGGGTAGGTCTTTGATGACATTCCTTGGATCGGAGCACCATACGACGGCATCAGGAGCTTGAGTAGGGTTAACAGAAGTGATAACCAAATCAGCCATCTTAAGTGGAAACTTCTCAGCATCACTAAGGCTTGTGTCTAGTTGGAATTGCAACATGTAGTTGCTACGACCCATAGCTGCTTCACGCTCTAATAGGTCATCATTACTGAATCTATCTGGATCAGTAACCTCCCACTCCTCAGCACCCATCTCCAGGTCTTCATGGATCTGTGGTGCTAACAGTCCCTCATACTGACTGAGCTTTTCTTTCCTTGGGTAACGTGAAGGCCAGATAAATGGTTTATAGTTACGTTCAGCTAGCTTTCGGTAAACAGTAAAGGTAGTCTGTGGTGTACCGAGGTACATGATCCGTGAGTCTTTCTTTGGTGTAAGGATGGACTCAGCTTCTGTACACAGTTGAAGGAGCTTCTCCCTCATTAGCTCTGTCATTGAGTTACCAGGTACTTCAATGTCGTCAAGGATCATCAGGTCAGCACGACTACCAGTAAGCTGTCCCGTAATACCAACACTCTTCACTGAAGGTGCTTGGTGAGGTGAACAGTTCACATCAAAGCTAATACGAGACCACCGTGCTTCATCACTCTTTGGCCTAAGGTGTACTAGCCAAGGTGTTTCAATGATTAGCTTCTGAAGGAAGATACTCATGTTGTCAGCTCGTTCCTTAGAAGCTGAGATAATCATGATCTTCTTCTCTGGATCTTTGAAGAGTGTCCACAGAACAAACGCTCCAGTAATCCAACTCTTACCGACTCCTCGGAATGCTTGGATCTGTAGTCGCTTAGGTCCGTTCTGTAGGTAGTCAGCGATAGCGTATTGAGCCCGTGTAGGGGATGGTAGATCGAGCTGATTCCACAGTGCTTGAAGGAAGATCTTAAAGTCGTCCCTCAACAAAGAAAGTGTACTCCCTCCAGAATCGTCTCTAAGGGGCTTTGTTTTAGTCATATGATAGGATATACCAAAGAAAGGTAAGAGGCACCTTCATGGGGCTTGTAGGCGCCTCTCCGTGAGTTATTTACGAATACCAAGTTTGTTCAGTAGCTGACCACCAAAGTATTTGAGTTCATTACCAGGGTTTGTTAGTACCTTAGTTAGTGCATCCCTACGGTTAATAAACATCTGTGCTTTAGGATCGCCAGCAGCAGCTTTAGCTCGTTGAGCAGCTGGGGGTTTAACTGCCTGAATAGCTAAAGATCGTACTGCAGCTGTGGGGTTAACTGGATTTAAAGTTGACTGTACGGTGTTATGGACTTTAGGTATCTGTTGAGCAGCCCTAACAACTGGAGGGCTTGCTTCAATACCACGTTGAATGAAACCTTTACCTGTAGCACCTTCAACAAATCCATCAGCAATATCTATAGCTCCAGCTGCAGCTAACATTGGTCCTGCTACTCCACCAGTACCAGCAGCACCACCAGCTAACCTAGCTAATGCAGCAGGTGCTCTACGGGCAGCAATTTTAAGACCACCTTGAAGTACTGCTCCTATAGCAGCGTTAGTACCACCTTGGGTTAACGCGCCTGCAACGTCTCCTTTACCTAGTTTAACACCAACATTACGATCTACTGTGGCACCAAGAGTAGCACCAAGTCTATTAACCTTTAGACCGTTTGTGAGTTGCTTATACGCCTCTGGACCCAAGCCAGCTTGATATAGAACGTCTTCATAACGTTCAATGTTTGCTCTAAAGAGTGGGTTCCTCATTAGAGCTTCATACTTAGGTGTACCAGGATAAGCAAAGCCTCTGATTGGGTTAACCTTAAGAGCCTCGTTAACAGGATCAGCTAAGTACTTCTTAGTGGCTATAGCAGTTTGACGTTGGACGTTAGGACCATAAAGAAGCTCTGCATCAGGAGATGGTAACTCTTTAGCTAGTTGCATCTCCATCAATGCACGTCTAGCCATATCAGATTTACGCCCTTCAACAGTATCAGCAAACTGTATGCCTGAAGAAGCAACAGCATCATCAACCCAACGATCTACATCCCCATTCCAGTTAACAAGGATATTCCTTGAATCCTTAGTGGCGTTAGTACCACCAGGATGCATACTGCGACTGCGGTCACCAGCAGTTATATCAAAGACTTCGCTGATTCGGCGACCATCCGCCATCTTTACAATATTCTCTCCACCAGTGTGAGCACGCCTATCAGCAGCGTTACCTCTTAGATTATATGAAGAGTTCCCAATAGGCCCCCCAAGACGATCCGACAATCTATTGAGTGCTGTGACTCTGCTATCAGGATCTGCATCACGGATACTACGTAGTGATACAAGACTAGCCCTACCGTGATGTATTTCATCACCGGGTGCTACTTGAAAGCTACGGAAGATATTTTTCTCAGCACTAGCTACGGCACTTAGCAGCTTGTCTGGTGGTAGGTTCCTTTTAAGTGCTTCCTGAAGGAACGGAAGAATCACTTCATCGGGCGTTTGATAGATAATATCAATAGCCCTATCAGCCTTTGGGAGATTCTCTATAAGACCCCGATAAAGTGACTTTATCCTATCCCCTTCTAATGTGTATAAGGGGTTTGCCATTTATACGGTTATGTACAGGTTAACTACTAACAATGCTGCTTTGACCTTCTCGTTCCTTCTTCTTTTGACGTGCGTAACCTTCTACAGCCTTCCCTTGAATTTCAGCGTTACCTGCTCCACCAAAGTCAGTACCACGCCTAGTAGTACGAACATCTACAGGATCACCCTTTGGTTGCTTAGAACGAGGAGCAGTTTTATCATCTAAGGTACCTTTTGCTGTGCCGACTGAAGTATTGGCTCGTTCCTTAGATCTAGAGATATTACGCTGTATCATCTCTTCCCTACCAGTAGGGCGACGTACAGTGCTCTTAGGTGCTGGCTTAGGTTTAGCAGCAGCAGCTGCATCTTCCTTTGCTTTACGTAGTTCCCGCTGCTTTTCATAGTCCTTACCAAAGGTCTTTTCAAACAGTGGTCCCTTTGGTTTATTCGGTGTTTGTGCTGCCATAGTTCTATGTGTTAGTGTACAGGTAAGCGTTTACTTGGTAACGCCAAAGATCCTCAAAATGCTTGAAAGCGGATCAGATGGCTTAGGTTGTGGTTTAGATTGAGGTTTGGGTTTAGGCTTGGTAAGCTGCTGGTAGATACTTAGTACATTCTTTGCATTGTTAATCCGTTCTTGCCGACTAGCGTTGGGATCAGCTGGTGCAAAGTAGTTATGAAGTAGGTGATTAGTAGCAGCAGCAACATCGTTACGAGGGGCTGTCTCTAAAGCCTTGGTGTAACCAACAAGAGAGTTACCGTTTGGGTCGTGTCTGCCTGCATACTCTTCAGCTGCATATCTAAGCTGACTGCGTATGTCAGGTCCAGGCCTAGCTCTATCGTATGCATCACGCCTAGGGCCTGTGTACTGCATCATTCCACGACCAGCTCCACCATTACCTTGTTCGATCACATCAAGTTTGGTAAGGTTTTGAGAACCAGTTTCGTGCATAGCATTACCTAGGAATGCTGCAGCTTGTTGAAGTGTAAAGGCAGGAACCTTTCTACCTGCCCACTTACTAAAAGTACCATCAGTTAGTAACCGAACAGCAGTGTCCATTTCTGGACTTCGTATGTTCTTATTTGGCATACTTCTTACCTTTACGAGGTCTAGTACGGTTAGCCTTTTTAGATTCTAATTTCCCTTTATTAGGACCAGTGTGGGAGGCATCCATCTCATCACCGTTACCGTATGTTCCTAGTTTCCTGTTGAGCTGATTAGCTTCAGTACGGATCTTGAGACCATCTTTTGTCTTATTGTACTTAGCCTGTTGCTTAAGACGACGACGCCTAGCAGCAGGATTCTTCTTGTAGTAGTCAGATGTACTTGACATACTTATCTCCAGGGTGTCCTACTTCTGGACGTTTAGATTTTGCTTTAGGTGTAGGGATAATCCTAAGCTGCCTCAATAGATACTCAACTGCTGACTTAGGCATATCTGGGCTAGTACCAGGCATCTGATCCCTAGTACCAGGAGCAATACGTGTCCTACCTTGCCAATCAGCATTAGAGCCATCCTGATCAAAGGTGCTCCTATCTGTATAGGTAGGCATAGGATTCATAGTAGGATTCCTACCTGGTACATCCGATGAAGGGTTATGACCAAGACGATTCAGTATCTGAAGTAGCTTCTCTTTAGACTGGTTGTCTGCCATAGAGTCTCCGTTGTACAAGTTCTGGATCAATCTTTGGCATGATGGTTGCCAGCTTGTCTAGCGGATTACCATCATAAGCAACACCACTAATATCATTCTTAGCTAGCCAATCACAGGCAGCTTTAAGGTCTTGCGTAGAGGCTTCACCATTTTTGATGCGGTTCAGAAGCTCTTGTGTAACCATATTATGGAGTTCATTAAACATGTCCTCCGTTGCTTTCTTTTTAGCCATTACGTAGTACTATCTGATCTAGTTTGTTCTCAATGCGAATCATGTGATCCTCCATCTTTTGGAGTGCATTAGCTAGTTCTTGCCTTGGCACATATTTTTCGGCAAAACGTAGTTCAATACCATCCATGCGTTTATCAAGTTGATCCATACGTGAGTTAGTTCGACTATGGAGAGCTATCACTCCCCCTCCGGCA